ATGTCAGTAGATATTAAAGCTATCCGCTGGCTTTTAGACAACGCCACAGCCTATGCTATCAGCAAAAACTGTGGCGTATCTACTCAAGCTGTGGATAAATATAAAAATGGTGTATCGGATATCATGAACATGCGTTTAAAACACGCTATCAGCATGACTTCTTACGCCCATACACTACAAGAAAAACAGTAAGTACCATCACTGTTTTTTTATTTTGAACAAACAAAAAAACCGCTAGCAAATGCCAGCGGTAAGTGTAATTAAAATTTGAAAGCCCTTCTGTATTTTTTTTATTTAGTAGTAATGAGGCCGTTAGGCTCGACAGTAAATTCTGGTTTGTCTGCCATGCTGCCATCTTCTTTTAGGTAGTACCAACCTGATCCGTCGGCTGACTTAATGAACTGCTTGGATTTCATGTCGCCATCCTTGGCATCGAGGTAGTACCAGTGGTCTTTATATTTGACCCAACCAGTGACCATGGCACCATCTCCTTTGAAATAGTACCATTTATTTGCAATGAGCGCCCAGCCAGTCGCCATGGCGCCGCTTGGTAGCAAATAGTACCAATATCCGTCCGTGTGATTGTACCATGTGTTAGCTTTCATGTAGCCGTTTTGGTCGAAATAGTAATAGACACCGTTGATTTTTTGCCATTTGTTCTTAGGATATGAACCGTCTGAATTGACATACCACCAACCAGTAGCATTCTTCTTCCAACCTTCCTGATTGCCCTCATTATCAAGCATTTCTTGGACAGTCGAGCCAAGGGATTGATAATGCTTGATTTTAGCAATCACATAGTCACGCAAGCTGTCATTGTAGCCACCGTGCAATTCAAGGGAACGAGCAGGGCATGATGTGCTAGAAAATTCATTGTGAAACTTGATATTTGAATAGTTCGGAGTATTACCATAATAGGTCATATCTTCAGCCATTTGGCGCAATACCATGTTTTCATTTTCAATGAACTCGGCATCTGTTGAGTTGTATTGTTGACACACTTCGTAGCTAAGAGAGTTCATGTTCGCATCATAGTTCGCTGCAGACCACGAACCATTGTATGTGTCTTCGACTCGCACAATTGCATCTCTTGTGATGTAGTAATGAGCGAAACCAAGTTCAGACTGCCCATTATCATATCGTTCTTGAAGCCATTCGATATAGGCCTTTGCACTTTTTGAACCAGCATCATTATGTAAAACATAATATTTCGGTCGCTCAGTTGGTCGGGATCCTGAAATCCCATTAAAAATTGTATGGTTAATAATTTCTACCATGTTGGCTACTCCTTCCACGCATCATTCATTTGTTTGACCGCTGACTCAACGAATGTATCGATGTCACTATCAGTCATGCTGATACCATACTTAGTTAGTTCAGCGCGGATTTTAGTTCGTGCTTGCTCCAACTTTTCCTCGCCTTTGAAGCCAGTTTCGGATGCGACCTGCTCCACGGCATTGACCGCATTTTTGGCCAAGATTTCGATAATCTTGACCGTCTGTTCGCCACCTTTTTTGATAAGGTAATCTTTTACTGCTTTGATGATGCTGCCTGTCGCAACTGCTAAAAATCCTGTAACAAAAGCAATAATAATTTCGTTAATCTGTTGCATTTATATTTTCCTCCACAATTTCTAATGCTAGAAATTTTTCATACAATACCTTGATGGCTCCATTCCCACCAAGTTCCACGTAACTTTCATAAAGACGAGACAATTCCTCAATCTCATGCTGATTGGTACTGCCTCGTCTAATGGCTTTTTTTAGGTTTTCTTGCAATCGAAAACGCTGTAATCTTTGAAGACCTTTTCCAATAACGTTCAAACCTTTGCTATTATCTTTGCCGATAGCCTCAACATTTGAGACTGTCTTTTCAATGGCGCTAATTTTATCAGATAAGAGACTGATTTGCTTATCAGTCTCTTTTGTATTCTGAGTGCTTTTGAAGGAGAAATAGCTAGGAATGATCACGATTAGAATCGGGCTCAGTTTATCCAGAAATGCTAGTAATTCCAATCAGACCACTTCCAATCTACTATACAGAAACTCGAGCGGTTTCAAGATTACTTTCGTTTTTTTGTCCTTCCCACTTCCAGATTGCAAGATGACCATTTTGAGATGGTCCACCTTCAAGTTGTTTGAGAGATTCTCCTTTGTAGGTGAAAGTCTGATTTGTCTGAATCAAGACACGCTTGCCTTCGCCATTGATTTCAGCGTGTTCTGGATCTTCAACGACAAACATATCACCTGGTTGATAGGCCTTACCTTCTTCAGCAAATGGGAAGAGTTCGACAAGTTCCTTGTAGGTTGTGCCGTAGGCGATTTTCTCGCCCATGATGGAATCTTGCGCCATAACACGTACTACTTTATCGATTTTATTTGCAAGCGCAGAAAGTCGATTCTGCTCGCTTTCATTATGCGCAATCTTCTGATTGGCCTGTTCAAGTTGCGCCTGTGTTTTGACGATGGCGCTTCCTGGATCTAGCTCGGATTTTAGGATATCCAGCACATCTTGAATCAAGACATCTTCCGGTTCATTTGTCCGGTCTCCTGTTAGCTCACGCATGTTCGCACTGTACCGATTGCCTTCTGACAGACGGATTTCAACCACTGTCTTGATATTGTCGCCAAAACCTCGTGTATAAGGCTTGCTTGCTAGTTCGTAGTTATTAATTGCCATTTGTCATTTCTCCTCTCACTTCTTCAAGTTTTGCTTTAAGTTCTTCATTCGAATCAATGATGTTTAAAATTTCATTGAGTTGTTTTTGAGTGATTTCATACAGCGCCTTGTAAGTTGCTGCATCGCTTGCTTTTAGTCCGATATCATCACTTAAATTTTGGATGATTAATTGATTAATTTCTTCCTTCATTTACTTTCTCCAATTTCTGATTGAGTTCTTGAATAGCCTTAATTAAATAAGGTACGAGTACGAAAACGTTATATGAATAAGCGCCATCTGGATTTTCCAAAAATGCTTCAGGAGCGTACTTCTGTACATCTTGCGCCATGATACCACACGAAATATCCTCGATTTTTCCGTCGTATTCCTTACGATAAGAGTAAGTTTTCAGACGGTTGATAACTTCCAGAGCAGACACCTTACTATCTTCAATGTTATGTTTATATCGCCTGTCAGAGATTTCTTTATTAACGGGTATCCATGAATACGAATTGTCAAAACGGTACAGGTAGATATATCCTGAGCTTTCTTGAATGCGTTTAAATGATGGCGAGTGAATCCAATAGCCACCTTCTTTCGTGTTATCGTCCGTTATATAATAAATATTTCCGCTGACTTTCAAGTTCCCGTGAATAATAGGTGTATTCCAAAAATGAGCTTGATTGTAGCAATACATCTCTCCGTTGTTTTTTACAAACCACGCTGTATCACCGGGTTTCCCCCAATCATTTCCCCAGTTAACCCAAAGAGCTGTTTGCCCCCATCGTCCATTACCGCTTCCCATACCAACCTTAAATTGATTTTGACCAGTTAGCCAATAAGTGCTTGGATCTTTGTCATGCGTACCAATTTGGAAACCACCAATCCGACCTTTGTAACCTTCAAGCAGCGTAGCAGATACTACTACTGAGCGTAGCTTGTTGATGAAAGCATTCTTAGCAGCTAATGTGTCTGTGAATACATCACTTGCGACAAGCTTGCGTGCCAGGGCCGTATCAAATATCAATTTGTCTGCTGAAATCGAATTTGAGCGAATAATATCCGCATTCAGCGTGCCTACTTTTGCATCTCCAACGAACAAACGCTTAAAGTAACCATCTATCGCCGTGATTTCATCTGCAAGTGTCTTACCTTTTAATCGGATTCTATTTGCTTCAAGCAAAATATCCTTTGGCGCCAAATTGATTTGAGATGTTACCGCTCCTGGACTGGTCAAGGTTTGGATAGCGTAGGAATTATTCAGCTGTGAGACTTGAGTTTGAGTGACAACATCTTGTGTAGATGTGTTATCGCTAAATTTTTTAGGCGGTTTGTCGCCACGGATAAGTGATACCTTACCGATTGCGACTTGACCGTTCTTCATCAACCAAATTTCAAGAGGAAATTCTCTTGTTTTCGTTACCGTTTTATTGACCGTCATCGTACCTGTAATGATTTGTATGCCGGTTTTGTTGAAAGTCACTCGGTCAGACGCAATAACACTGTTATCGTTCCACAATTCAATTCCAAGCGGTGCATCTGGCAGTACATCTACCCATGCTTCAATGCGATAACTTAACTTCTCGCTATTCGTAAATGTCGAGGTGTTGAGTGGCAATGCGAATCCGTGATAGGCTACTTGAGATTTGCCAGTGGTTGTAATTCGTAGCAATCTAGTATCAGCTTGAACCTCGATCACATTCGCTTCAGGTTGCTTCTTTGTCCACTTGCTGAAGTTCGTTGGATCATATACCAGGTTAAAGTCATCCAAGAAATTAGATACACGACTAACTAGACCGTCAGCGGTCTGAATAACTTGTGAAATCGCTTGGTCTTGTCGTTGCAAGGTTTGAGTGTGTGATGATACGGTATCTCGTACATCGTTAAACTCTACAACACTCACAATTTCAGAAGAGTTAACATCGTAGTCTGTCATGCGGTCAGAATGCTCAAGTTTCATACCGCAGATTTCAATGCTACCACTTCCGCTCTGACCGAATTGTATTGAGTTAGATACTGTATCTGCTGTGAATGTGAATTGATATCGAACCCAATCTTTGTTAGAGATAGTTTTGAATAATTTACGATTATTATCATTCGTGGTCCATGCACGCATCAGTAAATTGACATTCTGACTTGTACTATTGCTAGATACTCTGGCCCAGCAAGACATGGTATATTTCTCGCCAACAACCAAATTTACTTTTTGACCGATGTCTTTATTTCCACCATTCGTATTATTAACGACACGCATACCTTTCTTGATAGCGGTATGTGGTGCATCTCTTAATTCAATAACATCTGTACGACCGTTACCACCTGACAAATACAGTCCCCAAGATCCGTTCACAGAGTCTCCTGCAGGAATGATGGACGAATTCTGTAATAGATTATCATTTCTAATAATATCTCTCAGTTTGGTTTCAATACGTGAGATGGTCTTTTGGAATCCGTCAACCGAATGTTTGACTGTGTTCTGGACTTGGGTTGCAGTTTGAAAACCTCTATCATTGGCCAATCTATCAAAATCAGTACGAGACAATTTCTCGATAATCTGGCCAGCTTGAACTTCGATTCTGCTTTCAGTAATTCTCAACCTATCTGTCAGAGGGTCAACTTCTTGTTTAGTCACAAGCGTTTTGATTCTGTCAGTAATCTGATCAATTTTGGCAAAGTTTGAATTGGACAAATCTTTAGAAGTATTAGCAGACTCAAGAGCACTTCTGGCTTCTTCTAAAGCTTCTTCTGCCGTCTGAGTAACTGTTGAACCAATAGCACGAATTTCTTCTATTTTGGTTCGTTGGTCTTCAAGCTTCTCGTTCATGCTGCTATTGAAACCTGAAAAACGATTGTCGATTTCTTCGAATAAATCACGTTTGTTTTGCTCGGACTTAGCCTTGGCTTGTTCGATGCCGTCTAGAATCTCTTGTCTTAACAATCCAGCTTGGTGATCAAAATCTAAGTCTGCATTTTGAAGAGCTTTTTCAAGGGCAATTTCTTGAGCTGATTCTGTCACTCCAAGAATTGCATCGGCTGCGCTAGATAGCCCACCAGAAGCTCTAGAACTACTAGTGCCTGCCTTATCGTCGAAAGTCAGAGAGATGTACTCTTCTTTTAAGGCATCGAACTCATAAGCAATAGCTTTCTTGAATACATCGACATTATGCTTCCGACTCTTGAGATTGACCGTGTCGCCCATATGGACCACTTGCCCATCAAGTTCATAAGCTTCAATCTTGATAGCATCAGAGGCCTTATCAATTCCCTCGTTTGAGAACTTAGACTGTGCCCACTTCTCCAACTCTTCAACACTCTTTGCGTTGTTGTTCTCATACTCTTTTTCATTGATATAAGGGTATGAGTTGATAAGAGGACTATCAACAGTTACTCTGAGAGTCGTTTCTTTTTCAGAGCCTTCAGGCTTAAAAGTCGATTTGACATGGATTCTTGTGACAACATTCTGACTATTTTTTGTGCGTTGGTAGTCCTTCAGATTTTTGTGCGTTGTAATAACAACACCACGATTCTCACCACGACTCTTCTTGACAGTCATCGCAAAGTTATCACGAACCAGCTCACCTTCCCACGTCCCGACGATACTATGCTTGCCATCAAGTAATACAGAGTACAGAGTTTCTGTTTCAGTCGTGTTGAAGGTCCTACGATCCTGGATATCGCTATTGAAAGAAAAATCTCCCAAAGCGGTTTTGGTGTTTTGAACCATGCGAGAAAGAGCCATGCCACAGCTCTGACTAGTCACACTTACTGGTGTGATAGAACGTTGCATCACATCGTCTGAAATGTGATAGGCTGTGATTTCCAGATGATCATTGTGTTCAATAGGTTTCTTAATGCGAAATAGCTGCGCACCAAGAACAGGAGTCGGCGCTTTTATCAACATATCTTCTTGAATAAGTTGATAAATACCAGAGTCAGAAATAGGAAATTTCACAGTTAAGGTGAAATCGCCATTCATGGTCTCTTTAACAATTGCCGAAGTTGCTTCATGAAGTGGCTCCCCGTTCCATCGAACGGTTCTCACATCTTTATTAAGTAGATAAAGCAATTATGCCCACCCCCAAACCGTCTCGATTTCAATCGATTGAATACCTTGACCTAGAACAACCCCAACATTCTTCACTTTCGCTGGATCAACTGTGATAAAATCTCCCGACCATTTCACTGGCTTCCCTGTTGTCGTTTTGAAGCTAGGATTGTCAGGATTATTGACCATCACAAGCGATTCTGAGAGCTTTTCAAGACGAATTACCTGACCAGCAATTGTAAATGAAGTTTCAGAAGCGCTCTGACCAACGATTGTGATTTTAGGAAAAGCAAGAGCAGAACCTTGAACGGTCAAAGTCCCACTTCTTGTTAATCTCTGTGTATCAGTGGTTTTGAAGTATTTGGTAGGATGGCAAGTGAATTTTACATCCACCGTCCATGCACCAAAATCATCTTTAATAATTTTGAAATCATCCACTTTATAGCACCAATATTTCACGCTTGGCTCTTGTTCATTCTCCAACCAAAATTTTTCACGATTTAACAGAGAAGAAAAACGGTATAACTCTTCATCCGTTGGGTTAATTAAGCTGATATGGTAGCTTTTTTCAATCAATCCACGATGCCTATTTGATTGAACAATTGCACCACTGAGCCCATCATGTTCTAAAAGACTAGTTTTTGAGGAGGATACGATGACTTGTGGTCGTGTTTCAACCAGAATCTCACATTTAAATGATGATGTTTTCACTCCGTCGATGGTTAACTCATTAATTTTTGTCATGCGAAACCTCCTCTCAAATTAGTTTTTCTTTGTAGTTCTTCAGCAATACGTGTTCCGACTGCATCAGCTAGTCTATTCAAATCCGCTTCTTCTCGGATGGTCACCCCTGAGAAGTTGACATTGATGCTATTCGATGTATTCATCGTATTAGCAATACTTTGTCCAATCGCACCAAGAGTTGACTTATTGAGTGGAAGGATTGCTTCTGCACCAGCTTCTCCACCAACCATTGCTCTATTTCCATTCATTCCAAATAATGTTGGTTTGGTCATGATACCACCCTTCGCATACCACTCAATAGCGATGCTTGGAACGCCCTGACTTAACCAGTCCAAAGGATTGGCTGAACCACTCACTGAAAAGTGAGGTAGTGGAATATGTGGCCAACTGATATTGAAATTAAATAGATTTTTAATAGCTTGGATAGCGCTAGATACTGCATTTTTAGCACCATCAATAGCATTTGAAATAGTTGATTTGATAGAGTTCCAAATATTGCTAGCAGTAGATAAGATACCATTGAAAACATTAGAAATTGAACTTCCTAAATCTCTGAACAAGTTTGAACCAGTAGTTATCAAGTTTGTCCATAAATTTGAAAGAAAAGAAGTGAAGTTCTGCCACAATGCCTGTGCTCCTGTAACTAGATTTTGAAAGATTCCAGTTAACCCAGCCACAAAGACAGTCCATAATGTTTTTCCTATCTCGGTAATGTTCGTCCATAAATTTGAAAGCCATGTAATTAACGCTTCCCATGCTTTTATTGCAGTAGTCGATATCTGTGACCATAATTCTGAAATCCAAATTGCAAATCCATCCCATAAATTTTGAAGCCATTCGGATATCTCTCCCCAATTCATGATTGCTTGTATGATCAGAGTTATGACGGCAATAGCTGCAACTATTGCGGCGATGACAATGCCGATTGGAGCTCCTATGGCCCCAATCGCAATAACAATTGGAGCGAGAGCCCCAAGTAAAGTCATAACAGCCGCTGTAACAAGTCCAAGAATAACGATTGTTTGTTGATCGCTTTCGTTCAAATTGGTAAACCACTCAACAGCCTTATCAAGTAAGTCAATAAGTGGTTCTAATGCTGGAATAAGTGTTTCTAGCAGTTTACCGCCTACCTCGGCAAGTCCTTCTTTCGCTTTGTTGGAATATGTTGTTAGTTTATCAATCGGATCTACCGTCTCATCAAATGTTGTTGAGACAGTCCCTGATGAGGATTTAGCTGCTTCAGCTAAATCACTAAAACTAAAGGCCCCACGTTGTATTGCATCTACCATACGTGGTGCAGCCTTGCTCCCAAAAACTTCCGAAGCAATACTCAAAGCTTTTGTTTCACTAGTTGAATTCTGTATTGCATTGACAGTTTCGTTCAATCCGTCCGTCAAGGACTTCCCATCTTTTGCATAGTTTACTGCGGCTTTTGAAAGAGAAGATAAAGCAGCAGAAGAGTCAATTCCGCTTTTTTCAAATCGACCAATTAATGTTGCTCCCTCTTCAAAAGATAATCCCAGCATCTTAATCTGTGGAGCTCCATCTATAGCTTTTTGGAAGATTGAATCATAAGATTGACCTGTGTCTTGGCCTACTTTAGTAACTGAGTCCAATACTCTTGCTAAATCCTCATTGGATAGTCCATAGGCATCGATTGCCTTTTTGGCATTTATTGCAGAGTTTGAAATATCTTCTCCAGTTATTTTTGAATACTTCAATAAATACTCTGCTGCAACTTTCAAAGTATCACCAGTAAGCCCAAATTGTGTATTGAGTTCACCAACTGCATCAGCAGATTCTTGAAATGTAGTCGCTGGTAAAGATGTGGCAATTCCTTTTGCAATTTCCTGTAGTCCTAACAAGGCCTCCCCAGTCAGTCCAGTTTTTGTTGTAACAGTATCCATTGCTTCGTCAATCTCAGACCATGCATCTACTGTTTTTTTACCAGCATCAACCATTTTTTGCCCTAGTTGTCCTGCCTTTTCAGCAACGTTCATCATTACGTCAGCTTTTAGGTATCCTGTAGCTTCCTTAATGCTTCCTGTTGCTGAACGGCTAGAATCCCCTAGATTATCCATTGCTTTATCTATCTTTAAAACTTCAACTTCTGCTTGCCCGATTTCATTTTGAAGTTGTCGCCATTCTTCTGTGCCGATTTTTTCCTTTCCTAATTCCGCTTGTTTCCGTTTCAACTCCTGGACCTTGTCCTTGGCTAATGAAGATTGTTTACTTAATAACTTCATTTTTTGTTCGGACAACTCTACATTTTTAGGATCTAATTCTAGCTTCTGGTTGACGATGTCAAGTTCTTTTGCGACATTGTTGATTTCTTTATTGAGATTTAAAATAGACTTTGGATTTCCGACATCCTCTATTCTTTTCTTTGTTGATTCCATAGCTCTATCAACAACTTTCATTTGAGATTCTACTTTGGCAATCTCAATCTGTAGTTTGTTCCACTGTGCTGAACCAACTTCTGATTCTCCAAGGGCTTTTTGTTGTTTTTTGAGCTCAAGTATTTTGAGAGCACCAACACGAGCTTGTTCTTGTAAGTTTGTTAATTTTCTAGTTAATAGTTCAACGTTGTCTGGATCCATTTTCAATTGTTTGTTGATATTTGTGAAATCCTTTTTCAAACTTGCAAGAGCGCTGTTGATCCCTTTTACAGATTTTTCAAATTCAACTGTATTAGCTCCAAATTTTACATATAGCCCTTCAAATGTCTCTGCCATTGATTACCTCCTTTCATTTTTAGTCAGACATTACATTTAGTAATTCTGCGTTTGATAATGTTTTCTTCTCATTTTCATTGACACTCATTTGATGTAATGTCCCCATCAAATAATTAAAATGTTGACTTTCTGCCCAAAAAACATCCATCCTATTTTCAAAAACAACCTTATAAATTTTTTCAGAAGTTATGACTTCTGTTGAGGCTTTTTTCTATCTTGAGGTACTTTCGCTCGGCTACGATTAAATTCATAGAACAAGTCAGAGAAGAAGGTGATGTCTAGCAAATCGCCAAACCACGGAGCAAGTGAAGCTGTTTCTGCAGTCAATTCATTCTGGACTAATCGTCCGTTTTCGACTTCTCCGTATAAACAAGGAATCACATCTGTCAAGAAATTCATAAAATCAGGGTCCATTAACAACGGTAATAGTTGAATCTTCTCATCATCAGAAAGGTCTGATAATTCAGTTTTGATTCCAGTTTTAGAAGCAAGTTGCGTATACACGCTAATTGCTTTTTGATTGTCGTCAAAAAAGTTTCTTCCAGTCCGTTGTTCATACATTTTGATAGCAGGCAGAGAATAAAGAAAGCGCACCGTTTCGGTACGCTCTACTTCTTCCCCGTAGCTATCAAAGGTAATAAATGATAGCTCTTTTTTAATCATATTAGCCTCCTGGCACGATTGCTGTTGTTCCTAAAGCTTCATTGATAAAATCAATCAATTTCGTTGGGTTACTTGAAGTGAACAATTTATCAAATTTAGCACGAACAACACCCTTGTCTGTATCACGCCATACAATTTCTGAAACAGGTTTTTTATCTGAATCTAAAATAAAATTGTTAGGTGATGCAGTACATGGAATTTCGATTTCTTTTGGTGTAGCAGAGCTTTCATCTGTTGTAGTGCTGCCTTTTGGAGCCGATGCTTTCACATTAGTCCAGATGTGGAACTCTTCAACCTCAGAACCAAACTCATCTGTAACCGTTTCAGCATACCCCCAAATGAAATTCGCATTCACACCAGTATCAATGAGCGCTGGAGGAGTTGAAGTTGTCAGCTTTTTACCCAAGTGATCAATCATGAATTGTTTAGGAATTTGATAAGTCGTGATTGATCCCTCAGTTGATTTCTTACCTTGAAGACGGACGTGCTCCACGTTATCTGCGTAGTATGCATTTGATTCTTGTGAAGTTTCAAAAGATGTTTTTCGCAATCCTGTAAATGGATATGGTGTTTTTAGATCGAGTGCGCCAGATTCTGTTTTTGAAATCTTAGCAAAGAATCCCATGGCATTACCATGAGTAACCTCTCGTGTGTCATATTTATAAGTCATTGTGACTCCTTCCTTAATTTGGTCTGATTTTTATTGATTTCATATTATTGAGAAAGATTTCTTTATTTTTGAGATAAGCTGGTCTGATGTGTTCTTGAGGTGCTACAAATCCACCATTTTTTGTTGCGTGGCCATTTTCTAACAAGTGAGCAAGCGACTTCTCTTTCCCATTGTTATATACTACAGCGATATCTTCAATGGTCTCGTGAGTCCATCCTTTTTCATATACTCCGTTTCTTCTAGGACTTCCGTCTATAATGTCTCCAGCAGTGCTTTTTCCTGCTTTTTCTATGATTTCTAAAACTTGATTCTGGATATCGATTTTTAATGTTTTCACATTAACGCTACCACTTCCCACTTGTGAATACCTCGATTCTGTAAGTTGTAAGTAAGTAATCTGTATCAGGCTGTTTTAGATTCAACTGACTAGGTTCACACATAAAATTAGACAACATCAATTCCTCAATGCTGTCTAATTTCTTCTTGTGATAGTGACTGATTTGAATAGTCACTTTTCTCATGTGTACCGTGTCATCAGCAGTAATACTACTACCAGGAGTTAAACGATAGTAAAGAATAACGTTGTCAGGAGAGGACTTTTCCTCACGTTCCATATAGAACACTTTTGATTTTAAAGTGTTTTTTTCTAGGATTTCTTGAATTTCTTTCCTGGTGAAGAACTTCTTAGCCATTATTTCAATTCTCCTAATTCAATTATCGTGTAGTGGCCATCATCAGATTCAGTTCCAACATTTACCTTGTATTCTTTCCCTTTGTACTTCACGTAGTCTAAGGAATCAGTCACATAGTTAGAACGTATCCGAAATCTTGCTGTCAAAACTTGACCATCTGCCAAAGCTTTATCAAGTCTACGTTGGTAGATCTTCTCTTTTTCAGCTTTGACTTTCTTTTCTACAACTTGTTTTTCAAAAACACCTTTTTCGACCTCTGTACGCTCATCGTAACAAAGGATGATTGATGTTCTAGATGATTTCATGATTTAACTCCATAAATAGCTTTCAATTGATAGAGAATATTTGTCAATTCTTCATCAATCCAGCTCATTGTTGTTGAGTTTCCTGTCATCAAGGATTTATCAAATCTCTGAACACATCTCAAATGTAACCAATCTAAAATTGTTTCTTTATCATCCTCTTCAATCTTATTCCATTCTGTCAATTCGCTATCTTTATCGATACGAGTGATAGGAATGTTATTTCTCGTTAGATATGAAATCCCACTATTTATGTAGCTTAAAAGTTGAGTGTCGAAGATCTCTTCTTCGACATCAACTTCAACCATTTCTTTAATTTGGTTAAGGATTGTCATTTTAGACTCCCCTTTCTATTTAAAATCAACCTTTTGTGAATTTCACAGCTGATTTGTACTGACCAAGTCGGCCACCAAGCACGCTAGCAAGTTCGATATGACGGCGATTCATCGTTACATCATAATCTTCAAAGCGGTCAGCAGAGACATCATCACCAATCATCTTATAAGCCTTGTCAGCAAATGCGATAATTGGGTTAGTCGCATCTTCCATCCAGTCATAGACATATACTTGGTAACCAGCAATGACATTTCCTGTTTGTGAAATTGGTGCGAATGGTTGTGGATCAATGTAGCGTTTTTCGCCATCCTTAACCATTTTAAGTTTACGAGCAATGGTTTTTGAAGTTACCAAAATTGGAGTTGTATTTGCAGCAAGTTTATCAATCCCTTTGACGAGGTTTTCTAAAACAGTACTGTCAAATTCCCCGTCAACACTGATTTCTTGTGTATCAAATAGTTGAGCAAGTGTTTCTTCTGCAATAGATTTAATTTCAGTGATTTTGTCATCATCATCACTATTCTTACCATCGCCGATAACAACAGCACGTTCAACTGCACGGATGAATCCTTGTGCTAATTCATTCATCACATAGTTGAAGTAAGCACCTGTTGTATCCTTCTTCAAGTCAGCATACTCAAAACTGTACTTGATGTAGACAGCTGCAGAGTTGATTGTATAATCGATAAATGTAAAAGATTCATCTTTCTTTGTTTTGCCATTCTGATGACCTTTAGCTTTTGCTTGTTGCGTTTGAAGCGCAACACGTACTGCATAACGAGGATCTTTGGTTACATGGTTTAGGATGCCGTCGTAATCATTAAATGCATTTTGGATAGCAATCAATACTGGTTCAGGTAAGATTTTGTTAACATCAGTCACACCTTTTTCAACCAGATTTGCTTCCCACGCTTTACGTGCACTGTTTGAGCTTCCTTCGTTATCCATGAGGATTCGAGCGAAGTCAAGTGCAGCTTCTTTTGTTTTTAAGTATTCCATTTGTGTCTTGCCTTTCTGTACTTCCTTAATAGACTTAGCAGCTTTACTAAGATTGTTTTCTTTTTCTTCAATTTCAACATCTAAGTTAGAAATTGTATTCTTGAGCTCCTCTGCTTTGGATACCAATTCTTCTGCATCAGATTTCAACTGTGCAAGTTCTTCTTCTCCAATAGTTGCTGACTTCAATTTCTCTTCGATTGAAGCTTTTTTTAATTTGATCGCAGATAACTCATCTGATTGTTTTTGTCGTTCTTCCATCAATTCGACTAGTGTTTTCATTTTTTTCTCCTTTTTTAAATTGTTGCAAGTTTACTCATGATGTCTTGCTTCATGTTCGCCTGAGCGATTCGCTTGTCAACCACAGATATATCAAATCCCTTAATATTATCAACGGTTGCTTGAGGATTGGCTGGCACGGTCACGACAGATATTTCAAAGATTTCAACTTCTTTAAAAATCCATCCACCGTAAGGTTGCTTAGCGTCAACTGGCTCATAATCATTAATAAAAAATCCAATGCTCAGGCTATCCAGTGCCCCCATCTTCATGAGGTCATAGGTTTTCTTGGCTTCTGGATCACTTAGATTGAATGTTGACCGTGTTCGCAGACCTTTTTCATCTACCGACAGCTCATGCTTACCGATTACACGATTGCGATCATGGTTTAAGCACATAGGTACGACCGTTTTGGTTTTCAGAGTGTTATCAAAACACCCCTTGGCCATCACATCACCGTCTCTGTCTGTATTGCCATAAGTGGAGGCATAAGCCTCAAAATGAAAGTCAGCTGACTCTTCCTCAACTGACTTTACTACAAAGGTTTTTAACTTTTCCATAGCCTACCTCCTTTCTTAAAATTTCTGCCAACCGCCCACCCTATTTTTAATTACTTTCACTCGGCTCGATACGAACTGCATTTAGATTAGTTTCGAACACCTCTCCACCTTCATATCCTGGAAGTCCTAGATAGGTTTCACGGAATTCATTTGAATTCATCAAACCTGCGTATTTAGATTTAAATCCACCTTCTACTAGATCCTTGAATGAAATCATGTCAGCCATATCAAAGAAGACCAAGAGCTTGTTTCCTTGTGTCCTTGCCGTCTTCGTGAAATATTTTCTATTAATTTCTTCAGAGAATACACGTTGATATAATTTCATAACGCTAGAATAGTAAGCTCTATATTGTTCTTCTGTGTAGTCACAAGTAAACAATTTTTCATTAATCCCATGAGCATGATAAAGTTGAGATTTCAGAAACTCCATTTCTTCTTTAGAAGCGGTTGAGTAATCTTTGTTTAATTCCATAAACTCTTCACCTTGCTCGAGATAGGCAATGCCACCATTTGCAGCAAGTTCCATCATGCTATCAACTCGACTCTTAGCTTGTTTCTTCAAATGTTCATCTGCTGCTTTAGTTGGTAATTTTAAGAATCCTCTCAACTTTGAATTCCCTCTGCCTAACTTCTCAGTTAACGCATTAAGGTTGATATCAATTAATTCTGTGATTTGGTTTAATTGACTTGTCACATTTAATTTAGGATTCTCAAAAACCCATACATCACTAAGGGGCAACTCAATCTCTACATCATCAATCATGATTTCAACTCTCTCTGCAGTCCATGATATTGTTTTCTTTGCAAGCCAAATTTCAATCAGTCGACCATTTTCCCAACGTGGAACAACGACTGCAACACCATCTTTCAGCATAGCTCTTGTTACATTTGCCCAAAATACAACTGGTACTTCAAGAGGATTTGGAGAGAAAGATAAAACATTTGCAAGATCACTATTTTCAAACCACTCCATCTTATCAACTCCCGTCGGATTTCGAGTGATTCTCACATGCTTAAATCGAACTTGTGCAGTATCTGTTGAAATCTTATTGTAGATATTGTCTAAGTAAATCGAATTTCTTCTCCAATAATTCAAATTTCTTTGTAAATAGGTCCTAGTGGATTTTCTATTGCTTGGTCTGAAAATCCTAGCAAAAACCTCTCTTAGATTATTTATATATTTGTTCATTCTTCACCTCAATCAAAGTAATAACTCAAGTCTTCCTTGAAATTTTCGTAGCAAATAAAAGCATCTAACTGACTAGCAAATACGTCAATCTTTTCTTTTGCCTTTTCTTTATTTGGAAATACATTGTTATTCGCATCTATCTTGACACGAACATTTGCGTGGTTCCAAGTTGCCACAGGATCGTCAAATATGATTTTCCCCATCTTAGCTTTTTCTTTATACACTTTTAAAGGATTGGATAAGCTCTTGACAGTTTGTGGAATGTCGTGACATATATCTCCGTAGTAGTCATTAATTAATCGGATAAGCTCTTTTGCATTCCAGCGGTCATATCCAACTGCAACTGGTAAGATTCTATTCTCACTCATGAACTGCCTTAACTCTTCAAAGATATAGGATTGGTCATTGTAGTCCAACTCATGAACATGAAGCTGTCCACTAAGCTCCCACTCAGCGTATTTGTCCCTCAGTTCTTTTGGGAGACCTTCAATCGTATGACGTGGCATGAACTTCTTGTTCAAATACTGACGCTCTTCGCCACGCACGACCATAAATGAGACCGAACAAATATCATTTACATCCGACAAGTCAACACCAAGTACACAGCGAGCACTCCGTTCCTCATTTCCGACAAACAAACTCTTATCAAACTTATCTGACCAACCCTTACACTCCTCATTACTGAAGTAAGCAAGATAGTTATTAACAGGGAGATTAAATGTTTTAGCCATCAGCTCAGCCTGTTGTGCTGGATCATTCTTGCTCATTTCGATATCCTTGGCAATCGTCTCCTTCTCAGTCGTTATACCGAGTAAAGGCATAGCTTTCTGCCACATATCTGGATTGTGAATTTCAGAAATATCATCCAGCTGATAAATCCACGGCATGACCGAATCATTGACAATCTTTTCATCAAGAATATCTACCCAGATGTTGTAATACTTATCAAAAAGCTTGTCTCGTTTCGTCCCATTCGTGGTGATGTACCATGTTATCCAATTTTTTCGCTTACGACTCGAACCATCATTCACAACCTTGATGAAGTCATCATCATAAGTATGCACTTCATCAAAGATATTGTAGTGTGCATTAGTACCATCAAGGCTTTCATAGTCAGAAGTCTTGATTGACATAAGACTGTTAGTTGTCTCGTACAAGATTCCTTGTTTAGTTGACCGTAATATGTCAGCTTCACGCATATAGTGAAGCAAGCTATCTTCATTCGACAACATAGCTCTAGAAGCATTAAACAGATAGCCAGCCTGTTCACGACTGTAAGCTAAAAGCTGAATATCAGCGCCCCACTCACCATCAATGATTTGACCAACCTCACCAATGGCAGAACCAAGGGTGGTTTTTCCTGTACCACGAGATACAATAATAGGCACCTCATGAATGAGGCGCCTTTCTTCAAAATCTTTATATTCTTCAAGTGTATCGGGATCTGTTTTTGTAACTTCAACTGTATGATAAAAACCCCACGTTGTTTCTAGCCAAACCTTCTGAGGTAAAGCCAAATGTAACTTACCAGCAAGACCTTTAGTGTTGCTGCACTCTTCCTCAATGAACTCAATCCGTTTATCAGCTTCTTCTTGTTTGAAGATGTATTGCTCCTTGTACCTCTCTACTCGTTTAATCGACTTCATCGTAAGTTCACAAACACGAATCTTCCCTGAGTATACCAGCTGAGCATATTTATCAAAATATCTCATCTCAACCATATCGAGCCAACTTTTCCTGAATCATTTCTTTTAGGCTATCCCCCTGTGGACTTTGCTTTTCAATAGTTGACATAATCTGCATGTTTAGCTTTTGATACTTTTCCATTCCATCAAGTAAATACTTATCAGGTAGCTCACCGTCATTAATGACTTTATTGATTTCCAGCTGGAAGTTTTCAATCACTTTTTGATTATGATTGTATTGAGTTTTTAAATTTTTCAAACCTACTGAATCATTGTCATTGATTTCAAGCATTTTTTCTTTTGGAATCAACTTGAAAGTCTTACGAGATAGTTCAACACGTTCTTCTCTTGTATACTTTTGCCGTTGATTTGCCAGCTTTTCTAACTCTTTGAACTGACTTTTTGTGATATTCGACCGAGTTTCTTCAAATATGCCTAGCTTTTTTCGATACCTGGTTAGGGTAGCACGACTTATTCCTAGCTTTTCTAAAACTTCATTGATTTTCAAAATCATGCTCCTTTCTTGTATCAATTTTCGTCATTTTTGGGGGAGAGGTATATAAGAGGATTGACACCGTTATTATTTTTGGTGTGTGAAAATTTAAAATAGGGGGGATCTGATAAAAAATCAAAAATTCAAAAAAATAAAAAAATCAAAATAAATTAATATTCCGATTTTCTAAATTTAAATTTATTTTGCTTTGAAATGTTTTGGTATTATGACACTCGAGACAAAGTAATTGCAGATTATCTTCGTTGAGAGTAATAGACTCATCTTGATAATTAGTTTCATCTATCTCTATGATATGGTCGACAATGCTCTTGCCATGAATTAAACGTCCACACATATCGCAGCGCATACGCTTTGTTTTTCTGATTCTATTCCTTAGAGTTCTCCAAGGTTTCGAGTTGTAGAATTTAATCTGCCAAGTTCTAAACCAGTCAGAGTGTTTAGGATTTTTAAAATAAGCCATCGCCTATGCAGTACCTTCAACTTCTGGATTTTTTTCATGATACAAATATATCAGATTCATTTTGTCAATTCTATATCTTTTTTTGACAAGATTTATTTTTGAGTTTTGAATTTATGTAAAATATCCCTGTTGAATTAGTTATATCTTATATTTTATCCAATTTTGTTTCACACTCAAAAACTAATACAGACAATGCTTCAGGCTATATTTAAAATACAAACTAGAAACTCCCTCGTTATAGATAGTTGAAAAAAACAAAAAAATATTAGAGGCTAAAATTACTCATCTTGGTATCAAGTTCATCTTGCCTTACACAAATATAAATTAGTGTGACTGCTGGACTTGAATGATTGAATAATGACATCAAGTCTGCAACGTTCTTGTACTTCTTGTAGTAATGATAGCCAAATGTTTTTCGCATAGTATGAGTACCGACATTGTCAATGCCTAAGTCTTCAGCAGCTCTTTTAAGAAACCAGTAAACCGTCTTATAGCTAAGTGCCTTGTTCTTTCCGACACGACTCTGAAATAGATACTCATGTGGTTCTTTATCTTTGACAAATTCCCTCAATTCATTCTTGAGCGGTCTTGTCATTTTGATGCTCTTGTATTTCCCTGTCTTTTGCTCCCTAACTTTAATGTGCCAACCTTGAACATCTTTAACCTTTAGTTTGAGAATATCTCCAACTCGAAAACCTGTATTGATTCCCAAAAGAAATAACATGTAATACTTTTCATTCCAAGATGATAGATAGTCCTTCATGGATTGGATATCATCCTTATCTCTTAACGGTTCAACAATATTCATAGTTCTTTGCTCCTTTCATAAAAAAATAAAGCACTAAGATTTTCTCAGTGCTTTGGATAGTATCAATCTATCACATTCTTTTTGTCAATTCTATATGTTTTTTTGACAACTTTACATAAAGAGCAAATTTGAAAGTGTATCGAGAATCACTTCACGTCTTCTGTAAATCTGCTTGCTGTGTCTATACAAGTACCCAGTTTCTCCGTTCTCCATGATGTGCCAAACTTGAATCCAGTCGTATCCAGTATGTTCTCCCCAGCGAAGATAGAAGATTTTTTTGTCATCTGGTTCTAGATTCTCTAGTAATTGGGAAATAGCGTTTTGGAGATTTTCTAATCTTAAAATCATAGGATCGCTTGCATAAGCAACCGCTAGATTCTCCGACCTGTTGACGAATGTCCCACTGCCACTTGCTCCAGTATCATCAATACCAGGAACAGTAAGATGCTTAACTTCGTACAAACGTTCTAGCTCATGCCTACGTTGGCCAATAAGTTTGTCAATCTTTAAATATTTATCATCGAGTTCAAACTCAAGATAATCTCTTCTTGCCTTTGTTAAGTTCTTTTTACCCAAACCTTACCTCCCATATATCTTTTGGATTTAACCCATTTGATAATCTTACCATCGTTATTGTTGTTGAAATAATCTGGCAGTCTTGCTGTTGGACTTTCTTTATAGACCACTTTTTCGACTACCTGGATTGCAGGCATCATTTCATCATCTATCCATCCAACTAACCAAGCAGGATTCACGTCATATGTTTTAGCAATCATTTCAATTTGCTTAATCGACGGATATCCACCTCGCTCATACAAATGAATTGTATTTTGCGAAACACCTGTCTCTTTTGCCATCTGCACTACAGAGAGACACAGGTCCTCTCTAAGTTCTTTCAATCTTAGCTGCATCTTTCAAATCTCCTTGCGTATTTCAAATAATCTTTCCATCAAAAACTAAAGTGATCGTACCTGTCCCATCTTGATGTTTAGATACTAAAGCTTGACAATCTGAACCATACTCAACACCATCAATTGTGATGCTGCGTTTTATATTGTTAACATTGATGATTGATCCATTTTCTGTTTTAATCCTCATTATCCACCTCTAGAAGTTCCTGATTTTCGTAGATGTTTCCAATGACTTTGTAATACGGTAGGAATCTCTTTGCGATGTCAATCCGATAGGTGCGACTTAGACCATCGCCGTACCAGCGACCTTTGTCTTTGTCATATTTGACAATAAAGGTATATTCTGTCTGTATCTGATGATGTAAAATATCACCTTCAAAAACTTCTGTACCTTCCTTATCAAAAAGACCTGTCGATTGCATAAGTTCGATTTCGTCAAAGTTTATGAAATTTGTTTCACCAAATTCCCAATGCTCACCGATTAAAACGCTTTTCTTAAAATCTATCAAAGAAACATCTAGCATTGTTTGCGTTTCTTTATCCCATGCTCTAAAACTTGGATTCATCTGGCAAATCCTCCTCTTTCACAAAACTACCATCAATCCAGCGACCTTTACGGTCTTTGATTTCTTGGTAAGCAAGTTCAAAACATTCATCAAAATCATATCCAAGATTCTTCAGATAACCAATGCAGCGTACTAGATTGTGTCGACATAATTCCTTACTAGCAAACCCTTGTGAGAGTTGAAACTCACTAATATTTGCATTGATAGAGATAAAGCTTTCCATCACATCTTTTTTGCGAATGTTATCAGACTCTTTAAAAATCTGATTCACATCTTCCTTAATGAGTAATGCTAAGCCTACAATCACGACTGCACAATCTCCGATACTGTCCTTAGTTACTTTCTCATTCTGCTTGAGATACCCAGCGCATAGCTCACCAAATTCTTCACTAAGCTTGAGTGATTGCTTGTCTAATCGTCCACCGTTTTCAAGGTCACGGTCTATAAACCATTGTTTTACATTTTCTAGTGTGTTCATGTTAGCCCCTTTCTATTTGTTATACAAGGTTACATTGCTTGAGTGAGTGTAATACACCTCTCCATTTTCAAAAGTAACTCGAACGCTATCTTGTCGTTCATATTTCGCCCATTGTGCTACCTTACCTTCGACAATTTGCCCGTCAACTAATTTTACTTTTGCATATTTGAAAGTAAAGGTTGTTCCTAAAATATCCTTATTTCCACATCCTACAAGACTAACAAAAGACAAACTAATTAAAATTGTAGCGAATAATTTTTTCATCATATTTCTACCTCATCTCCTATCTGAGCCTTGTTATATTTCTCCTCAGATACTATATAAGTATTGCCATCAATCGTGAGTGTATATAGCTCACCAATACGCTTTTTGCTGCTTACCTTACCTTTTACCTCAGCGCCTTTATTATCAGCTTTGTAAATAACGATAAGGTCTTTTCTGCTTTCTATCATGCCTCTCTGGATAAAGAGCAAACATGTAGCAATCAAGCTCCACGCTATCAACACTCTTAAAACTAGCTCTTTCAATCTTTCTTTTCCTCCTCAAAATAACTATGAAATTTACTTAAATTGACAATAGCGACCTCTTCGACAAAATGTTTTTCGATATCAAAGTCTGGATCATTTTTCCCAAACTCTTTTTTTATGGCTTTTTCAGCCAGTGAGGGTAAAGCAAATATACTTGCACCGTTTTTTAAGGCAAGCGGTTGACCATATTCGTTCACTATTCGATAACCCACATCAAACGGTCTGATTTTCGCAGGGATTTTTATGCGTTTGCTTTCAGTTTTTGTAGCTTGTTCAAGTGTTTGCACCATCACTCCACCTCATCATTTTTCTAGTGTTTTGATTACACTTTCAATCTGTTCTTTCTTCTTCTGCAATTCTTCTAAACTTTTGACTTCTAATGCTTTTTTTATAATTTCAAGTTGTTCAATTTCTTTTTTAAACTTGATAAGTTCTTCAACTTTTCGAGCATAATCCCTAAAATTATTTGCCCAGTCATAATTATCCCAACCAAAAACTCTTGAAATTTCTTGGTTTAAGTCTTTGTATTTTCTTTCCAAATCCCTATTGACCATAGCCTGAGAATACATAATGTAGAATGTCATAGCTGAAATCAACAAACAAGCAATAAACATTCCCCAAAACATTAAATTTTCCATCACTCAACCTCCTTATTCTTAATTTCTCTAGTAAGTCTATTTTTTAAAATATGACTTGTAAAATAAATACCGTCTTCGTATGTATAATAATCAGCGGTTTCTTCAATCCACTGGCTTCTTGTGTAAGGGTATCTGTTTGGTCGTTTCATTCTACTTCAACTCCTAACTCAACTAATCGCGCTTTTAAATCGTCAATTGTTTGTTGCAACGCTTTTTTGATTGCATCTGACAAAACTTCAGACGTAACAAGAATTTTACTAGGTTCACTCATGAAGAGATAGCTTTCAATCATTAGTCTGAATTTGTTTTTGTTGCTTTTTTCTTTAATGAGTAACATTTTTTCAAATGGTGTAGGCTTCCAAGAAATAAACCGTTCCAACTCTTCAATTTGCACTCTGATTTCTTCTGCTTTTTTCAGATTTTCAAGGTTCATCACTCCACCTCCTCAACTTCAAACAATGGACTGTTGAACACTTCGCCCAAACCGGCATCTTCAATCTGTTTGCGTGTAAAACGAGTAGCTAATTCACCTAAAGAAAAAAATAGTCTCTCGTGCAGATTATTATAAAATAGCGGTTGTTTTGTTCCCTTCATCACTACTGTATACCGCCTCTCTTTTTCTATCTCGTAGCCGTCTAGCCATGCACGAGCAAAGAGTTCTGAGTTGCCCCAATACCATTCTGCAACTCTGTCAGACATACTTGCGTCTATTGAGTAAGACAATGTATGCCCCTGTTTTTTCTGTTCTGAGATAAAATCCGCCACAAACTGCGGTACTACTGGTTTCTGCGGTTCGTCTAGTTGTTCCAAGTCTTGTAGAAAAATTTGACGGGCTATTTCTGCTCCTGGAGCATCCCATACACCTTCAAGTCTTTTGTACTTTTTGATCAATTCCTGCTTATTCATTCTTCTACCTCCTCCATTTCTACCCCTAATTCAACAAGTTCTTGCTTTAGCATTTCGATTCGATTCTGGATGGTTTCTGTGATTAGACTAGACAATATCTCATCTGCTTTGATTTCTTTTGAAAGAAATCCATAAGCCGTTTTAAGAATATAATTAGTCTCTTTCTTTGTAATACTAAGCTCATGCCAGCACTTACGTTTAACATCTAAGAAATATTTGTACTCTTTAATCAAATGAATGATATGTCTAGCTTTGTTTAAGTCTTCAAGCTTCATCTTCACTAACTCCAACTTATTTAAAAATCCAGCTCTTGCACCTCATGGCTCAAAGACACAAGAGCTAGCAAATTCTTTATACGTCATTCGTCCAAGTCTGACGCATATTCTAGCTCGCTTTTAACGTGGTTCGCGGCACGTTGATTTTGTTGCTAAGTAATAGCAATCTATCGCACCATAATCAAACCTCACATCGTCTTTACCGATGTGTTTCTTGAATTTTGGTCTGGTAATACCTGAGAAAGCCCACTGATGGTCTTTCATCCGTTCGATAAGTTCATCTACATTGTTGAAACTTCCAAGGTAAAACTTGCAGTGTCCATTGTAGACGAAATATAGTTCAATCATATTTACTAAACTCCTCGTAAATTTTTTTGAATATTTCTGACACCAATTTTTCAGGTATATTAGATCTCTCATTGTATGATTTTGAGAAGTTCTTCCACTCTATGTCCTGCTTGATAATTTTCTTCTTAAGATTAAGTTCAATATTGCTTCCAAAAATCGTCCGTTTTTGTAAGGGATAATCATAATTATTGTATCTAGCTAGGTTTTTGTATGGAATTCTGAATCCAATAATATCCTCAATGTAGGGCCACAGTCTGTCAGCTGCTGGATTCTCAATAACCCAAAATTGTGGTCTATATCTTTTTATGATTTCTATTGTGTTGAAAGCTGTTAGCTCGCCATTGACCCTTTTTAAAAATTGCCTGTCGTACTGATAATTTATATAGGCTGACTCGTAATCCTGATTTGCCCTGATCGTGAACGGTGAAGGTCTTACTTGTGGAGCAAACAAGCTATCAGACACATCATTGCGTTTCCAACACGCATTCCCATTTTCCATTGCAGAAGCATTTGACCAACTCTCACATGGTGGACTAGCTATTATAAGATCAGGTTTTGGTAATTTGTCTAACACGTCAAAGAGCGTGTTATCTCCAAATAAACGTTTGTAATCAGCAAGGTCCAGATTTGTAAAATGATTGTTCTTGTTTTCTATATCCATTCCGATTGAATAGATTTCAATATTCGCCCCCCCCGAACTATTCAGAGAGTTAGCACCCTTGAAGTAAGAACCATTCCCACTATCAAAAAGTGCCCAGACTACCATTTTTTTGATAATCAATACCTCCTATCCTTCATCCCGGCTGGATACACAAAGCACTTTCCTGTTGCTCCCTCAAAGATACGACTTGATAAAGCACCATTCCCAAAATCGTCCGAGTAAAGCTCCTTAATTTCTTCACTAGACAGATTTGTATTGATAATCGTATTTATCCGATTATCCAAGATCTTGAACAATATCTGATGTGCCCATTCGTTTCGCTTTGTATCAGCTTTTCGACTCTCTTTCCCAAGGTCATCTAAGAAAAGGAAATCAACCTCAGACAATAGCTTGATCATCTTCGCTTCTGAATAGCCATTGTCAAACTCAAAGCTTTCTCGAATCTTATCAAATAAAGTCACTACTGATACAAAAAGTACGCTTTTAGGTTCATCATAAGACTTAAATTGCTCATTGAGAAACCGAGCAAAGCCATAGGTCAGATGACTCTTACCGACTCCAGAAGGTCCTGTGATGATGGCATTGCCAGTCTCACCTTTGGCATAGCAACGTTCCAACCGCTTCACAAAATTCATAGCCTTTTCATCAATATCAACCTGAATCTCATAGTCATGTAGTGACTTGCTGGCCAGCTTAGTTGAAACGATACTATCGCGAGCAAAGACTTCGTATGTATCCGATAGTTTACTTTTAACCTCGGATTCCATATTCAGCTGCTTTTCAAAGAGTCGAATGTTCTCTTTCTCACACTCAGGACATTGACTGATTTCCTCAACCTTGCCCTTGATAGGAATCTTAACAGACCAAAGATGGCATCCATGGATTTCACAGACATCATCAAGAACTGTTCTAGTTCTAAATTGTTTAAACTGTTTCATTTAAAATCCTAGCCTTTCATCAACTGCTGATTGAAAAGAGTGAACTTTGCGTGGCATAGGTTGATTCAGATAGTTGTCCATCTTGTTTCCGAAAAGCGTTTGTGGTTGAAGATACTGCTCATACTCTGTACCTTTCCACTTAGCGACCATGATGTCCACAACCTTCTTAAAATCTTCAAGGACGTAGCCCTCTTTTAGCCTTGCCTTGATAAATTTTTGATGACTAGCAGTGTCAACCTTGAAATTCTTCTTAGCTTTCAAATTGAGATAAGAAATAACTTCTTTACAAATCAACAATTCATTATTGTTATTCTCAGTCTTAGTATTCTCAGTCTTGATTGTGTGCACTTTTTGCACTTCCTGAAATGCATTTTTTGCACTTCCAAGGTGCACTTTTTGCACTTCCTGAAATGCACTTTCTACACTTCCGTTAAGAGCATCAAGATAAATACGGTTTGGTAAATTCATCCCTTGTCTGACTTCCGTCATTAGACCAGCATCTTTCAACTCCTTTTTGATTTTGATAATCGTATTGTTGCTATTGCAATTTAAGTCAATCATCAACTGTTCGTTTGTGTAATACTGGAAAACATTCCCCTCTTTATCATGCCATCCATTTTTTAAAGATAGTTCTAACCTATCAAACAGAAGCATATAGAGCATTTTAGCGTTATTGCTCAATGTCTTATATTTCTCATCATAGATGAATGGCTTTGGAAATTTGAAAAACGATAAGAAACCAGTGACTTCACTTTTTTTAATCATTTCTACCCTCCACACTTGAAAATTTTGTGTATTCTTTGTGAAAATACAACTTCACTGTCCCTAGACTACCATGCCGATTCTTTTCCAGGATCAGTTCTGTTACGTTATTTGCTTCCTGACTGTCAGCTTGCTCTTTCTGATAATAGGCATCACGATACAAGAAAGCTACAATGTCTGCATCTTGCTCAATCGAACCAGATTCTCGCAAATCTGATAGCATTGGGCGCTTGTCCTGTCTCTGCTCAACCGACCGACTCAACTGCGATAAGGCTATGACAGGAACCCTCAAATCCTTTGCTAGTATCTTCAATTCCCTTGAAATTTCAGAAACAATCTGCTGACGATTCTCCCTCTTTGAACCAGTAATCAACTGCAAGTAGTCAATGATGATAATGCCTAGACCGCCCATTTCTTGAGACAATTTTCTAGCTTTTGATCGTATCTCTGAAATCCGAATCCCAGCCGTGTCATCCACGAAAATAGGCGCATCATAGAGATTGCTTTGCGCATGTACAAGTCTTTTCCACTCATCTGTACTAAGATTCCCAGTCTTCAAATGATAACCTGGAATCATACCCTCAGATGCCACCATGCGCTCAATCAATTCCTCTGCTCCCATTTCAAGCGAGAAAATGACAGCAGGTTTTCTTTCCATCGTAGCCACATGCTTTGCAATGTTCAATGCTAGCGCAGTCTTACCCATAGCAGGACGAGCAGCAAGGATGATAAGATTCCCTTCATGAAGGCCTGTTGTTATCTTATCTAATCCGACAAAGCCAGTAGACAGACCAGTCACGAATCCATCTGTCTGCGAGCGAGTCTCGACTATCTGCATATGTGTATCAAGAATATCGGCCACATTACGAAATCCATTTCCAACATTTTGATTACTGATATCAAGAATTGATTTTTCAGTTTTTTCGATGATTTCATTGATAGAAATATCTCCCTGATATGCACTAGAAAGTGATTCCGACAGTTCAGCAATTACTTTCCGAAGCGTAGCCTTTTCTTTAACCAGTTTGGCATAATGCTCCACATTTTTTGAAGTTGGTGTTGAATTTACCAACTCGACAACGTAGTTTATACCACCGATATTTGAGATGTCTCCTTGATTGGTAAGAGCAGATACCATAGTTGTAGCATCAATTGGCTCACCTTTTTCAAGCAATGACAACATAGTTTTAAATACAATCTTGTTGGCAGGCTTGTAAAAATCGTCAGGAGTTAATTCGTCTGCAAGTGATATCATCGTTTCCGGTGAGATAAAAACAGCACCCAGAACCGACTGCTCTGCAACTAGATCATGAGGTAGTATTCTAAAATCTTCACTCATACACTCTTCCTCCAGTAGCTTTCTAAGTCAATATTCATAACAGCAGCAAGATTCTTCTGCTCTGTTAAGATTTGTCTACGGTAAGGAGCTAGACCAGCTTGTCGCTCTTCCTCACTTTGTGGCAAGTAGTATCCATTTGGTTTCGTCTTCTTAGCCACAATAGGGTGTCTAAAATTAACTCGAAGACTTTCAATGACTTCTTCTAACTTACGTTTTGATAGTCCGGTTTCTAAACGTATTTCACTTGCTTGGATTGGCAAGTCGAAGGTCGCACAATTGATAATCATGTTTAAGACACGAATTTCTAACTCATTCATACTGCGACTAACACTCATGTCTTTGCTCTCCATTTTCTTGGATTCTGACGGAAATCCATGGTCATTTCCTGATAAATCAAACGCCCATTTTCTTCTAAGAGATTCGCATTTTGATTTCTTAGAAGGTTATTAATTCTTGCTTCTTCCTGGTAGTCCTGAGCGAGCCTGTCATAATCTTCGATGCATTCTCTAAAAACTTGTGGTACGTCCTCAATCGATGAAGCGAGTCCTACAGGTGGCTGAGTGTCATAGGTGAATCTCCTGTCGCTATTTTTCAAGTTTCTTCGGGCAACTTCTCTGAAATCTTCTGTTTTTTCAATGATGACTACTACACTTTGTTCATCCGATTTTTCATTTTTAGCAGTCAGTAACATCAGGATAAAGATCCCAATAAAGATAGCCGCCAATCCAAACAGTTGGCTTGATAAAGTTGGTTCTGTCATTTTGTTCTCCTTACGCTCTTAATTTTCGTACTTGTTTTTCTAACTCTAAAATCTCATAAACATCATTGACATCGTACATAATATCTTTTCCTTGCTTACGATATCTTAATCCTTTACGTTCTAACTTCTTAATATAGCCATGAGTGAAGCCAAACTTCTTCATCAAAGCCTGTTGATTGATTGGCATACGATCATTCTCTAACTGGTCCTTGACCTGCTTTTCAGCAAAAGCCAATAATTGATTGGTGAACAATTCAGCACTTTCGCCGTCCAATCGTAATTGTAACGTTATTCCTTCCATTTTCTACATCCTCTCAACTATGCGGGCAAGCATTTTTGTGATATAATGGTTTAAATTGTTTAAGTAAGCACATGAATTCCGTCAGGTGCTTTTTGTTTTAGTTATATAGTTACCGTTTTGGTGACTTTCTTGGTAAAAAAATATCTTGCAAAGGTTTATCAAAAAAGCTACGCAAGAAAAACATTTCATCCTGAGTAAAAGCGCTCTGTCCCTTCTCTTTCTGACGATATGCCGTCTCAGAAATTCCAAGCTTTTGAGCTAATTCTTTCTGTGTAATGCCTTTTTCTTTTCTTAGTTGATACAAATAAATTTGCACGTTCCTACCTCCTTTATCTATAATCATCAGTACAAATGATATTACCATAACTAATATCTTTAGCTTGTAATCTTGTTGTCAGACTTTGAGAATCTATAAGAATACTCCTGGTCTTAAAAGTTTTTCAACTAATTCATTGTCTGCCTTTATAAAGGTGGACTCTTTTTTTCTACTATACGGATACCGTCTTGGTCTCATTTTCCTACTCCTTTCTCTTTTTTTTCGCTCTGTGAGCAACAGCTAGGAGAGGAATCGCACCTCTCTACGCTACCCTAGCTTGTTTAGCCTCTTCAACCTTTTCAAGAACTAAGATTGTAAGAGCCATTTCTTGAAAATCTTTGTCGTCAAATCCTATAACGTCTCCGTAAACTCTGATGGCCGTTAGTAGTGTGTTGTACAATTCGTACATATCATCTGACGATAGTTTTTCACGATCTAGGATTTCTCCTAATTTAAGTGAGCGTTCTCTGCGGTTCTTAACTTGTAAGATTTCTTTCGCTAGTGCAATTTGTTCTTGTGTTGTAAGTCCTTTATTCATTGTGTTTCCCTCCGGTTTGTTTTTTTGTTATTTCCTTAAGCTTGATTAAATTATATCACCATTTTGGTGACCTGTCAACAGTATTTTAATTAAAAAACAAAAAAAGTTGCGTTTTCGGTGACTTTTTTATATAATCTACTTATAGAATTACTAAAATTGAGGTACGGAATATGGATTTGAAAAAATACATCGGAAACCAAATTAAAACTTTTCGAAAATCAGCCGGTTTTACTCAAGATGAACTTGCAAAAAGATTGAATACTACTAAACAAACTATTAGTAGATATGAAAAAGGAGATAGGAAAGCCAATCAAGACATGCTCTTTGAGCTTTGTGATATTTTCGGTGTCTCAATAGATGATTTTTTCCCTTCTCAAAACGAGACTCTTCAATCCCCTACCACTTCCCCCATCCAAACCATCTACGACCAGTTACACCAGCCAAGGAAAGCCAAAGTCCTGGCCTATGCCGAGAGGCAACTGGAAGAACAAAACGAAGAAGAAACGAAGGGAAACGAAGTATCGGAAGTTATTCAGCTCTACAGTTACGACTACTACGACCACCCAGCTTCTGCAGGTACAGGCCAGTATTTGAACGATGTACGAGTAGAGCGGATTGAGTTGCCAGTAGATATCGATTCCGACTTCGTCATTCCAATCAAAGGGGACTCTATGGAACCTGACTATCACGACGGCGACCTGGTATTCATTCAGACCAGCGTGGACTTGAATGACGGTGTTATCGGAGTATTCAACTACAACGGCGATGCTTATATCAAGCAGCTGGTGATTGACAAAGAACAGGCATACCTACATAGCCTAAACCCATCGTACAAGGATATGCCAATCACACCAGAGACCGACTTCCGGATTATCGGTGAAGTCGTGGATTTGTATAGAGAGGGATAATATGAGTAGTGAAAGCAGACCAATGGAAGTGATTAAACACAACCTAGACTGCAAATGTCATAGACGTAGAGAGTGGATTAGAGTCAATGATAAGTGGCATGCTATCGAGTTTTCGGTAGACGATCCAAACGAACCTCCTATGACCGAGGAAGAAAAAGCCAACGTAGCCTTAATTATTCAACAACACTTATCAAAAAAATCCGAATAACAAAAGACTCTATAAAGACGCGCTGAAGAGCCTTGACGTCCCTACAGAGTTTGATTACTTAAAATTCATGTCTTACTACAATCTAAAAACCATGACAAATGAAATCATGGTAAAAGAGGAATATTATAATTTAGCAAATATAGTTTAAGGAGATGTTATGAAAAAGGAAAAAAGTTCTAATTCAAAGCCTTTTTATAAAAAAGTCTGGTTTTGGATATTGGTCATTATCTTAGCAATTGGTGTATCGAATAGTCTTACAAAACAATCTTCCAGCAAAATTGACGAAGAAAAAACAAATGCACTTAAAACAGCTCAAGAACTTGTCGAAAGTAAAGCGTCATTTTCTGAAAAAACACTTCTTTGGTATTTAACAGAAAGTGCGAGTCACAAATATTCAAAGAAAGCTGCTCAATATGCTGTTGAGAATGTTGGTGATGTTTGGGTTAATGAAGCGCTCGATATTGCAAAAGAAGAAAGAAGTGCAGGTAAGACTGATCAAGAAATACTTAAAAGTTTGACAGATAAAGATGCTCAGTTTACTGAAGAGCAGGCCCTGAAAGCTATTGAAAAATTAAATGAATAAAAAAATCCTCACACTCTCCGACCGCCATCTTTGAGTGTGAGGTTTCAACCTTCCATGTGACAAGCAATGGAAAAGATGATAAAAAAATACAATTATAGTTTATCATAAGTTCTACACCTTTTCAACTATGCGGGCAAGCAATCGAAAAGAAAGGACATTTTATGATAAAAAAATACATTACAAAAAAAGGAGAGACTAGATACCTCTTTCAAACTTACCTGGGCATAGATCCAGCTACTGGAAAAGAAAAACGTACAACACGCCGTGGTTTTAAAACTATAAAAGAGGCAAAGGTTGCCGAACGTGACCTTCTCTTAGATGTTGAAGAAAATGGTTTTTCAAACAATGAAGATTTCCAGAACCCTACTTTTGCTGAAGTCGCTGAGTTATGGCTTGATAGTTATAAAAGCACTGTAAAACCAACAACATATCAAAACGTTAAGAAAAAACTTAATGTTATGATTGACTCATATTTCACAGATATGAAGATTAAGCAGATCAGTGTTGCTTATTGTCAGAAGGTTGCTATAAAGTTAAGCAATCGCTATGTCCTCTATTCCAATTACTACTCTGTTATTAGTCGTATTTTCAAGTATGCTACTTCTATTGACATCATTAAGTCAAATCCCTTAGATAAGATTATCAAGCCTAAAAATAAACCCTTAAAAGCCAAAGAAAACCACTATACAAAACAGGAGCTAACGGATTTTCTTAAAGTTTCCAAAGTAAATTTTAAGCCTGTAGACTACACTTTTTTCCACTTACTCGCCTTTTCTGGCTTGAGAACTGGAGAAGCTATCGGTCTCATGTGGTCAGATGTTGACTTTGAAAATAAACGGTTAAGCATTTCTCGCACGGCTGTCGTGATTGGCAAAAAACAAACTGTTCAGGATCCTAAAACCAAAAGGAGTAAGAGAGTTATCGCCTTAGATGATGAAACTCTGAATGTTTTGAAACTCTGGAAACGACAGCAAATAAAAGAATATTTTCAGGCTGGTGTGCCTTACAAACATGATTCGAATTATATCTTTACAAATAATAGCGGTGGATGGCTTTTGGCTGCGACTATGAAAGTGAAGCTTAGCAGATTCTTTCGTAAACATAATAAGCTTAAAAAAATTTCGCCTCACGGATTTAGGCACACACATGCTTCTCTCCTGTTTGAAGCTGGTGTTACAGCGAAAATCATTTCAGATAGACTTGGTCACAATAATGTTCAAATCACCCTTGATATGTATACCCACATCAATGATAATCAACGTGTTGAAGTCGTTGACCAGTTCATGGATTTCATCCGCTCCAGCTAAAAGTAAGTCGTATTCAATCTCGTATTCACTTTCACTTAACCCGCTAGAAGTCCACTGGTTTCAAAGGATTAGCAAGCTGTGTACTATTTATGGTATAATGAAAGAATGAAGTACCCAAAAATTAATTTAAAAGAAGTTCGCCAGCAGGCTAGACAATTTCAAGCCGATCACCCTCGCTTGCTACTTGTCTTTTTATTACCAAGTATTCTCTTGATTCTATCGAGCTTTATCAGACCTTTATCCCTACTTGATGAAGGTATTCTTGAACAGTCCTTCTTGAGTTTTCTAGGCATCACAATCCAATCTGCTCTCTTTCCGATTGCCGTTGGATTTACAAGCTCCATTATCCTAGCTGGTGCTCTCTTTACTACCATTAATCTTTAC